TGCTTGAATGATCTTGAGCCTTGGCTCACGGCCCACCATCCATGCTGGTAGCAAGTATGATGCAAATTCAGATTTTGTATGCCTAGGAGGCATATTAATGATCAATCGGTTTATTTCACCCGATGCTAATTTATTAAATTTATCTGCAATGTGTCTGTGATGGGACCCCTCTACAAAGTCGGGCCACACACATTTGACAAAAGACAAGAAGTCATTCTTCGCTTTATTCTGTATCTTTTTTTCAGCAAGCAGAAGTTGCATCTGCTTGAAGGTCTTACGAACATCTGCAGGTAATTTTTCGATATTTACCTTATTCAAGTCCATGGTACCAATATGTTTTCAGTATACACAAATGTGTAAATTAAGCAATACAACCTAGAGTAGTGGGACCCCTTTTTACAAAAAGGGGGGATAGGGTCAAAGTTTATTTGGATTTTTGGATTTGGTCTGGGACCCCTGGCCCGTTAGGGCCAGGGGTGAGAGAGTTAGTCTAGTAATGTCATGTATGCTTTAGCATTCAGTCTACTAAACTTGTCTAGTCCAACTTGGACTAAATTACTATTACCTAAGTACTCGTCCTGTATTATCTGATCGTACAACTCTGCTTCATCTTTTGTTAGCATCTCGGATTGACCAGAATAAGGATTAGTTCTTTTTATATTTCTTTCTGTCATGTCCTTGAATATATAGGAAAAGTCAAGCATTGTCAACCTCTGTTATTCTTTTTTCTGTCCAAGCTTTTCTGGTCCACCCATACTCTGTTGTTTCTTGTGGGTGTTTTATTACTTCAACTTCTATCGGTGTTTCAAGAGCCTTGGACCTTGGCGCAATGTTAGCAACTGCCTGAGCATGCTTAGCCATGAAATCCATTAAGCATTGATGATTACAAAAGTAATCCCATATGCTACGACCACCATTGCCAAACATACTTTTACCTTGATAGACTTTTACTCGTATTGTTCTTAATACTTTATTGCCCTTACTTCCTCTTATTCTTGATTGTGTTTTCTTTTCATGACACTGTGGACCATGACACCAATTATAATCACTCATTTCTGCCCTCAATTTGTGGAAACATAAAGAACCATTTGCAGGCAAAAAATCCTGCAATGATCAATCCTAAAGTCATGTCATAATGAATTGCAATAATGCAACCCAGAAAGACTACTGCAAAGTGCAATGCAAAATAAAATGCTTTCAACATTAGTGCCTCACTTTCCAACTTGTTGTTGCTGTTCTATAACCATGTGCGTCTAGGTCATAATAAACATAATAAGGTGTTCCATTTTTAGCAACACCATATCTGCTTTTTTCGTCATGTTTGCCTTGTCTAGTAATATGTTTTTTGTGCTTACTAGCCCAATAAGTTATGTAAAATGTTTTAGTCATATTTCTCTCTTTCTGTTATGGGACTATCCTATATTATAGAATAGTCCCTGTCAAGTGTTAATTTACACTTTGTTGTTGCTCGTATAATAACCTTTCTGCTATCTTTTCTGCTTTAGTTTTAACTCTCTTATTCTTCATTCCTTTTATTCTATCTGCTAGATTTTTAGGATTGTAGATAGTTAAACCAGTAGAGTTAGTTCTGATTATTTCTGCGTCAGTAATTGCAAGTCCAAGTTCGTTGGCTAACTCAATCGCCTCATCAAGATATTTATAACCTTTTAGACCAAGTTTAATTTCTTTCATCTGATCTAAAATAGATTTAATCCATTTTTGATGAGCAATAACAAATTTACCTTTTTGATTTTTCCAATCAATCAAAAACATATATTCATCTTTAGTACAAGCAATAGACCTATCACGACAATAGTTTCTACCAATTAAATCTAATTGATATTTTTCGTTCCACTCTTTGCCATAACCAGTGTCATCATTACCAAGATATTTATTGTTTGCGTCAGTATATTTTGTTTTATGTGGGTTACTATCTTTACCCTCTTGTTCAATCAAAATATCTGGGTTGCAATTATCTTGTGCTTTTAGTTCATCACGAAACAAAGCATAACAATAACCATTATCATCACGACTGTATGAAGAATTGCTATCAACATCAATACTACCATTTAATCTAAAATCAAAATGGCTTTCAATGGCTTTTTGTTCCATAACAGGATTGTTGTCATAATCTCTACTTGCAACCTCGCCCATATAATGAAAATGAAAACAACTGTCTTTTGCGACAGTATCAACATTTTCAAACTTATCTTGAAGATAGTGTGCCTTTGCAACATCATCTTCAGTATAATGTCGTCTAACTATTTTCTTTGCTATATTCCAAGCATTATCATTTATGTCAATCTGATCTGCTTTTAGATTGTCATAGTTTTGTTTTTCAATCGTATCTTCTTGTTCCAAGTGCACTCGCATACGATTTGCGATTTTATTTCTGTACTCTTGATTTAGTCTTATTCTACTCATGCTACCTCTCTTTCTAGTTTTAATGGTTGTTCATACTTGACTATTGAATAAACAACATTATCTTCTTTCTCTATTAAATTATAACCTTGCAACATATCATTTGCTTTGTCAAGATTATCTGTAAAACTTACAACATTATAAATACTTGTGTTGGAAAGTTTTATTTCTTTTACTATTAAGTACATCATATTTTTTCCTTTCATAAATTATTTTTAATTTATCACTTGACAATAGGATTGTCAAGTATTATATTGGATTAATTAATTTAATTTACTTGTTTAGACAATTAAATTAATGGGACAACTTCTGGTTGTGTTGTACATCACACCGCATTATGCCGTCTTTGTGCAGTGAACAACCAGAACTGATCCCTGATCCTAGCCCATAAAAATAGGATAAGCTATAATGACGATTATAGCACGCTAGGATCTGGGATCAGATGTTGTAGCTGTGGGAATTGACCCACTATAGTTCAGGTCGCGATGCTCTCAGCATGTCCAATTAGGGTTGCAAACCGAACGGATCGCCTGCACGGGACAACAACTGATCCCTGGTTACTTTGCGCTTCAATACAGGGGTTTACCTGTTGTAAGATATGATCTGGCAAAAAGTAACCTGGGATCAGCCCATAAACTCGCTGGAGACGAAACCAGCGGGGCTGATCGCTGATCCATGTTATTAGTGGCCTAAGGCACATGCAACCGGGCTGTGAAGAGCATGGATCTGGGATCAGGTGACAAGCTTCAAGCTTGACAGGTCCTGTAGGAGATGATAGGATGGATTTAGAAAGGAATAATTATGGACACATCACAATTAAAAAGAATAGCAGATGCATTAGAAGAGATCCTGAAGTTAGTAAAACAGGATATGGAAAAGTATGAAAAAAAGAAACATTAAGCACAATAACTTGCTGCCATGGTTTACTGATGATCATGGCACGCTGCCGGCCAGTTACCTGGCCAGCTGCAGGAAGTTCTTCGATTCAATATGCTGGCCCAAGTATTACGGCGGCACAAATACAAAAGGAAAAATCTACAAGCTACAAGCGGCAAGCCACAAGCAACAAGCGGCAAGCTTGACAAAAAGAAATAAAGGATTATAAGGGATATATGTTAAAGAAAGAATTAGAAGCGATCACCGGCTCACTGTCCAAGCCTTCAAAGATGCCTGGACCAGCTTATAACCTGCCGGCTTATAAATGCATCACAGGCCAGAAGCTTGCTAAGGTTCCAGGCTCTGTCTGTTTTGGTTGTTATGCCTTGAAGGGTAGATACAGATTTAAAAATGTTAAGACAGCGATGGAGCGAAGACTGGAAGCTCTTCAGGACCCAAGGTGGGTTGATGCAATGATACAATTAATTAAACCACATAAAGAATTTAGATGGCACGACTCAGGGGACATCCAAAGCCTTGAGCATCTACAAAATATTTTTAGAATATGCAGAGCAACGCCGGACACTAAGCACTGGTTGCCAACGCGTGAAGCTCAAATTTTAAAACGTGTTAAAGTCAACGAAGTGCCGCGTAACCTGGTTATTCGGTTCTCGTCCCACATGGTTGATCAGGGCCCTGTCTCTTTCTGGCCCTGGACATCCACAGTTACAACAGATGGCAATCACAGCTGCCCGGCAGCAAAGCAAGAAAATAAATGTTTAGATTGCAGGGCGTGCTGGGACCGTGGTATAAGAAATATAAGTTACGGTAAACATTAATGTGGCATCACCCAAAATATTATAAAGAATTACGCAAGCGTAATAGGGACTTATCGGAGCTTCAACGGGTAAAGCCGGAACGCTCAGTCCCACAATCGGATCAGGCCATTAGCGATTCAACAGCGACGGCTAAAGATAGCGTGCGCCCTGGTCCGGGCCTCAAGCGACAAGCTGCAAGCGCCAAGCTTCAAGCTCCAAGCTCATTAAGCAACAAGCTGCAAGCGTCAAGCCCCGTGGCTAAAGCTTCAAGCTTCAAGCCGCAAGCTTCAAGCGCCAAGATTCCTGAACCAGGAAACAAATAATACTCAACATGTTTCGAAGACCTTGGATCAAGGGCCTCGACCAAGATAAATGTATTGCGTGGATGCTTCACGTGAAAGCTAATTTGGTGGGGTGAAAACTTAACCTTGTTACTCTTCGTAACTTTTAACTCTATTGTAAAAAAGTGGCCACTAGCATTGCTGACCAATAGATCAGGAGTCCCATGTAAGCTATTATTTTCAAGTCGAATAAGCGAAAAATTACTGAAAGATTTTTTAATTTTTTGATATAATTTACGCTCTGGTCCCATGAGTTTTTTGGAGTAACATTGTCATTCATTTAATAGTCCTTTTTAAGTTTATCTGGCAAGATAAGCTTTGAGGACCTTTCAGTTTTTAACACTAAGCGGTGTGCACTATGACCTGGCTGACCTAAGATTGGAACAGCATTTTCATGCACTTCCATTCGTCTAATTGCGTGTAACTTTCCGTTTATTTCTACGTAGATGACAGCGTTCTTAACTGCGTCGCTACCTTTCGTAAAACTACCCAAGAAGGTTTGCAAGTCTTGTACTCTCATGAATCTTTTAGTCTTAACTTGTCTGATAAATCCTGTATCACTTTTTTATAACCTTGCAATAAGTTTTTATCTTTTTCTGATTCAGATGATTTTTCTTTCCAAAAGAAAATTTCTTTACGCAACTCTCCATTTAACTCGCGATGACCTTCGTTAATATCTTCTAATTCTTTTACTCTTTTTTTTAAAGTATCTATTTGTTTCTCTAAATTGCTGTCGCCTCTTTCGTCATTCATGGTTGACAATATAGGATAGTTACCTTAAATTGTCAATATGAGCACAAGAGAAAAATGGTATTTTGTAAAAGAAGGGATTCTTTACAAACATACTGAAAACGATGGGTGGGCCTTTTTAAAAAAAGGAGCACAGGAAGAAGACGAACCTTTAATGACTGTTGAAGAAGCTAAAATAAAATGTCCACATAGATTAGAAGAAGCAGGCTGGAGAGACTAATGGGATTACCAAAAAGACTTACAGAGATGCAACAAAGGTTCGCTGAGTTTCTAATATTTGGTGGGCCTGATGGACCAATGACACAAACAGAAGCAGCACTCGCTGCTGGATATAGTCCTAAACGTGCAAGGCAAGAAGGGTCAGAACTTTGCAATCCAAGGCTATCACCACTTGTAGTTAAATACATGGGTGAACTCAAAGAAGAGAGACTCAGAAAACATGAAGTAACCTACGAAGGTCACGTTGCAGAACTTGCAAGACTTAGAGAAGCCGCTTTAAAAAAAGGATCGTTCTCTTCTGCAGTGAATGCGGAAGCAAACAGAGGAAAAGCAGCAGGACTATACATAGATAGAAAAATAATAAAAACAGGAAAATTAGAGGACATGTCAGAACAAGAATTAGAAGCAAAGATGAAACAACTTTTATCCGATTACGGACAGATAATTGATGTGACTCCATCTAAATCTTCTGAATCTTCTTTACCCAATCCCGAGGAATCATCGTCCGATCCCCAAAACTAATCCCATCATTATCTTTATCATAAGACGCAAACAACTTAATATGGTTTTTTGTTTTTTCATACAACCAACCTTCATTAACTGGTTTAGCTAACTGCATCTTATCAAATTCTTTTTCGTTAGCCCAGCCAGAGTCACTGACGCAGTCAATCCACTCCACCCTGACTTTCGGATAAGGTATATCGGGAGCACTTTCAGTAGCAATTCTTTTTCTTCTTTTCCTAGGCATGATTCTTTTTACATCTGCGACGGCTATAAGACAATTTATTTTTTCATCGCGCTTCCGTCAAAAAATTTTTAAAGTGTCGCAAACACACCAAAATGACATATAACCATTGGTATATAACAATAATTAGGGGTCGCAAGAAGTGTCGCTGGGGGGTCGCGGGGGTGTCGCAAGTGTCGCGGAATTGTGGCAAAATTGTGTTATCTGCGACACATTTATACAAATAATTTAGAATTATTCTAATGTAAGTGTCGTTCTGCGACCCCTAGCGACCCCTAGCGACACCTGCGCGACACTTATAAAACAGCCTTATCTGCCTTTTTTCCGCCATAATATTTCCTCATTGCTGCCAACTTGTCCTCAGCCGCTGCAATACGTTCCAACTGCTTATCAACCTCTCCTGTAATGTCGATATGCTCTGGAATTACTAAATTGTGCTCACATATAGCATTTATCTTATAGTGTGCATCTTCGATCTCTGCTTCATACCTCTTTAAAATGGTTCTAAATAGATTGTCGTTCATATTTCCTCCTATTCATAGTTTGCCTTTTGTCTGTTTTTTGACTATACTCTTGCGCTTGTTTTCTACATTTATCACCCTCTACTTTAGAATGATTATAATCTAGCCACTCAGCGTGTATTTCAAGTATCTTGTTCATTGTTGGTGAAGTCTGTAGCCCTAAGTTCCACCTTTGCTCTTTCTTTTTCATCATAAATTAACTCGTGATACATATCCAATCGTTTTAAAAATTTGTGTTTATAGCTCCGTAGTTCATGGTCCGTGATCCGAAATTCTTGATAATATAAATCTGGCGTACACATCATAATCAATCCTTGACGAATCTTTGT